GATTAGGAGAACTGTTAAGAGAACTAATAAGATTGAGAATGGTAATTATATCCTTGCTATGTTATTAAAGGATATAAGAGATGGAAAGGTTGTTGATTTGATGGGGGTTGTTAGGTGGTGTTTTGAAGGAATAAGAACTAATAAATTTGATGTTGACAAATAAATTGTAATATGTTATAGTGGATTCAAGAAAGGAAATATTGCCATGATTAAAGCGAAAGAATTGATTAGAAAACTAGACGGATTTACAAACTATATCTGTTGGATGTGGACAGATAAAGGGAATTATCAAATTGTAACAGAAAAGATGTTAGTATTGAATGATTATGAAGTGCTAGAAATCTCTGCAAATAAGCTTGGTGAGATTTCTATACAGGTGAGGAGGATTAAAGATGAGCAAAATTGAATTAATGGTATTGACATTTCTTTTAAAGCGTGTTAAAGTGGTTTATAGGGAACGTTGGACGAGTAAACAAGTATCACAGATTGATGCGATTGCTTGGAAGATTGAGAATATTTTAAGGAGTGAATGATGAATACAGTAACGATTTTAGCACTTATATCAGTTTTAGAATTGATTTTGATTGGAATGCTTAAGAAACAGCTTGAAGATTTCAGAAAGAATTATAGTATGGCTGTGTTGAAGATATGTGATATGTTTATTGAGGTAGCGTCAAGAATTGAAGAAATTGACAAAAGACTTAAGAAAGTAGAGGGGAAAGATGCAAATAGTAATTAATATACCCGATGAAATACGACAAGATATACTTACAGATGGAGTTCTTTATTGTGACTATAACTCAATTATAAGAGATGCAATTAAGAATGGCATAGTGCTTCCCAAAAGACATGGACGGTTAATCGACGCTGACGCTTTCGCGGATAAAATAAAAGAAGTATCACTTAGACATAGATATGAAGACTTAAAACTTAATAGAATATGTACTGTTGCGGATGTACTAAATGCTGTGACGCATGATTTAAAAGGAACGGCATTAAATGGATATGAACTTTGTCCAACAGTAATAGAAGCAAATAAAGGAGAATGAAAATAGGAATGACCATATTTTTGGATGTGGTAGAAAGGGAGAATATATGAACAACAAACCTGTAAACAGAACAAAGAAGTCCAACATCAAATGTGAGCATTGCAAGCATTGGGATAGAAAGTTGCATATGTGCGCCTTAACAAATGAGGATAAGAATTATTGGAATCGTTGTAAAAGATTTGAATGGACAGAAAGCGAGGGATAAGGAATGACAAACGGACAATTATTCATAAAGGAAAATCCCACAGTTGAAATCAAGATAAATGGCTCATGTGTATGGATTTATTTTGATGGGGTTAATCACTATACTATGCCGACTTCATGGTGGAAGCAAGAGATTAGCTTATTTGACAAGATAAGAGCCGAAATTGACAGCCTTGAACGATTTGAAATTAGGGGAGAAAAGACACCACTTATCAATGGGGATAATGCATTGCGGATTATCGACAAATACAAGGCAGAAAGTGAGTGATAGGGAATGAAATACATAGCACTATTTATATTTATCTACGGAATTTACTGGCTTGGGTATTATCGTGGTTACAATAGCAGAAAGTGAGGGGTAAATGGAAAAACTAATATCAATCCTCGTATGGCTTGACATGAAATTATATAAATGCACTCATAAGCAGTGGACGGGCATAGGAGGGTATTGGATAGCTTATGGGAAGATAGATAGAAAGTGAAGGGTAAGGAATGAAGATAAGCGAAATCATCACAGATAAATATAAATTGCGCATACCGCCAACAGTTTATTATGACCTTTTGGCTGATGTACTGGATGTTGAAGAGAAGCAAGAGCCAACTACTAAGAATGATTTAGGAGTTGATTGTATAGTTGATATACTAGGCAGTTATACCGATTTAGATATTCCTTACAAGCGTGAAATTGCTGAGGATATATTAACTAAGTTATCCTTAGTAACACCACAAAAGCCAAGATGGATTTCTGTTACTGAGAGGTTGCCCGAAGTTGAAACAGATGTACTAATTTGTTATTCAAATACAATATCCGTAGGTTATTGGTATGTAGATACAGCAACATATGATTTCGAGTTTAGAGATTTATGCGAAACGGGTTGGTACTATTCACAGGACGATGAATTTATATCTTGCGACCCATATGATGTTATAGCATGGATGCCATTACCAAAACCGATGGAAGTAGGTGAGTAATTTGGGAATAAAAGATTTAACAGGACAAAAATTTGGTAAATTAACAGTTCTAAATAGTTGCGGCAGAAATAAATATAAAGCGGTTATATGGTATTGTAAATGCGATTGTGGTAACTATACGAATGTTTTATCACGAAGTCTCTTATCAGGACACACTAAATCATGTGGATGCATAAAAGGATACAAGCAGGTAAAACATAATACGTCAATTAAATATCATGGTGGTTCTGATACTCGATTATATCATGTTTGGAATGATATGAGACAGAGGTGTGAAAATCCTAATAAGTCTAGTTATGTATGGTATGGGGCAAAAGGCATTAGCGTATGCGATGAATGGCAAGATTTTGAAAACTTTGAAAAATGGGCATACAAAAATGGATATGATGATACAGTTCCAAGAGGATATTGTACATTAGATAGGATTGATAATAAAGAAGGATATAACCCTCAAAATTGTAGATGGGTTAGTATGGCAGAACAAAATAGAAATAAATCTTATCATCGTTATGTGGAATATCGTGGAGAAAAATATACTGTTACACAACTTGCGGATAAAGTAGGAATGAATAAAGACACATTGGTATATCGTTTAAATGCAAATTGGTCTGTTGAAGATGCAGTAAATAAACCAATAAAAAGAAAGAACTGCGGAGCAAAGATGGTTGAGACACAGGAAAGTGAGGATGAGGAATGACAATAACAAGGTTTGAAAAGACAATAATTCCACAAACTTTAGAAGGGCAGAAATTTGCTAATGAATATGAAAAAAGACTCACAGAACAAGGGGCTTTTAGAGGTAGAGCAGAAGATACACAATCCATAGTAATTAAAGCACAATATTATCTTACGTTTGAGGAGTGATAATGAATAGAAATTAAACTTTATGATTTTATATGCTATGGCGGTGGTGGTTCAAATATAGAGATATTCAACGATATTGGAGACGACAAATTTCATACAGTATTTAAAGGTACTGTCGATGAATATATTGAAAAGCCTGTGTTTCCATTCAATATTGTGAAAGGATTCTCGGTAGACCCCGCAGGTATTTTATATATCGATACGGATTACGTACCAGTTGACAAAATGAATATTCTGTGATAGAATGATTTTGTGAGGTAAAATTATGTTTAAAACGGCAATGTGGGGAGTAACGGAACTTGTTGTTGGGGCAGTGGGGATTGTTGTGTATGCTATATTTGGCATATTGATAGTGTTTTCTATAATAGCTGTTTTAGAAGCCATTAAATAAGATATTGACAAACTTTAAAAAAGTATATTAGCATAGATTTGGGTTAGGTAGCTCGGATGGCTAGAGCCTTTAGATGCGGTGGTTCAAGTCCACCTCTAACCTAGCGGGGTTGAGAACAAATGATACCAATACCTAAGTGTTTATACACGGCTAAATTTGGTGATGTGTGGTGGTTGCGGTGACCTTAAATCGCTCAAAAAATTATTGACATGCTTTTAAAAGTATGTTAATATAAATTTATAAGACGTGGTGATGTGATTGGGTAGACTTGCTCAATATAAGAGTGTTGGTCATGGATGCTTTATAGACTTGTGGTTTTCTACAAGGGCGTATAAATCATAACCGTGTAAAAGAACCAACGGTATAGAGTTCGATTCTCTATCCACGTCATTACTAGCCGTTTGGCTAGAGGTAATATTAATTTAATAAAAGAAACAAAATAGGAAAGGAATTTAAAGAAACTATGAGAAAAAAGAGTATCAACAATGTAGTAATTGAAGGAACTCTAGCTGAGGTTGGAAATCTTGTCTTTGACAGAGAGATGAAGAACAAGAACAATGACAAACTCGTTGGAGCAATTACAAGAGCAGATTTTAAGAAGCCCGCTTTTGTGATTGACGTTAACGGTCAGAAGATTGGTGTTAACACAATGCCTGTTTATAAGGACAAAGTAGATAAGGACACCAAGAAGATTGTCGAGAACGACAGATTTAAGGCTATGCAGAAGGTTATGGATTATGAGGTTGGAACTAGAGTAAAGATTAACGGTTCAATCTCAATTGGTTCGCCTTATATGGGTAAGAATGGTATTGTTGAGCCTGTATCTGTAAATATGTTCTCAATGAGTTCTACAGGCGTAGGTGATGATGATTACGCAGAGGGCAAGGCAAGTGGATATATTAAGTCCATTAAGGCTGAAACAAAGGGCGAAGATGAGGATGAGACAGGAAGACTCCTTGTTGAACTTTGGATGTATAATGACTACGATGATTCTGTAGCACCATTTACACTTGTAGTTGATGCAGACCTCGCAGAAGATTTCGAGAACACATACTCAGAGGGCGATAATGCGGTTGTTAACTTTGATATTACATCAAGACAGGTTGGCGGCAAGAAAGCTAAGTCGGCGTTCGGTAAGAGAGAATCCAAGATTGTTGGTGGCTTTGCTGTAACTGAGTATTCAATCTTTGGTGGTGAAGCTCCTATGGACGATGAGAGCGAGTATTATATTGATGAGGATGACTTTAAGAAGCTCTTTAAGGCACACAAACAGAAATGTGAAGAAGCCAAGAACGCCAAGGCTGATGAAGCTCCAAAGAAGGGTCTCGGAAGTGCTAGAAAGTCCAAGGTAGAAGACGTAGAGGATGACGACGAGAATCCTTTTGATTGATAACTAAGAGAGAGATTGATATAAAATTAAATAGGGAGATGAACAGTCTCCCTATTTAAAATAAAAAATAAAATAAAAGGAGTAAAAGTTAATAATGGCAGAATTTGATTTATTGAATCTCGAGGAAACTAAGATTAATTCTAGTATGGAAGGAAAGATAGTGCTAATTTATGGCACAAATAATACGGGCAAGTCTAAGGTTTCCTCGCTTATTTATCCACACAAGACGCTTTATCTTGCAACGGAAAAGGGATATAATGCTCTTGGTGGAGCTAAAGTAATTGATGTTCTTGATTGGAACACATTTAGACAAGCTGTAAAACAGTTGATAAATAAAAAGACTTTCAAAAAGATGCACGAAACATACAAAACAGTTGTTGTCGATGTAGCGGATAGACTTCCCGAACTTTGTTCATCGTATATCTGCGACAAGAACAGTGTATCTAATATAAGTGATATAGCTTGGGGTATGTAAGCCTATTGCCCCTTTGTAGAGAAATCTACTCAAAATAACACACCAAAAATCGGGAAGGCTGAAATGCTAATCCGAGCGGAAGTTATATTTTAAAAGATATAACACGCGCAACGAGTAGAGTTATTAAACATTAAATTTAACAATAAAAAGGAGTTGTTTCTGTATGAAAAAACTGCGTGATGAAGAGATAAATTATATCATTCAAAGTTATAACGGCGGTATGCCAATTAATAAAATATCTAAAAAAGTACATGCCTCATATAAAAAGGTTAAAGATGTACTAATTAGTAATGGTGTTGAGTTGCGTTATAACAATGAAAAATTAAGATTGTCGGAAGATGTAGAAAAACAAATTGTAAAAGAATATCTTAACGGAGTAGCAAGACATCAGATAAGAAAAGAATTTAATATATCTGATTCAAAAGTAGTATCTGTTTTATCAAAATATGATATTAACAAGCTAAGAACTATTCAACAATCTAACGTAGCTAAATTTAAAATAAACGAAAATTATTTTGATAAGCAAAATAGTCGTATGGCATATGTATTAGGAATGTTGGCAAGTGATGGTACAATATCAAAAACTAATATGATTTGCATAGAGCTACAAGAAAGCGATTATAAAATTTTACAAAATATCCAACATGATATGGGGTTAGAAAGAGAAATAAAATTTTATGAAACATCGAGGGGATATAAGAATTGTAAATTATATTTTCATTCAAGATACATCAAGGACAAATTAGCAGAATACGGAATTGTAAACAATAAAACATATTCAGACGAATTTGTTTTCCCGAACTTACAAGATGAATTTATCCCACATTATATCAGAGGATATTTCGATGGGAATGGCTGTGTAAAGAAGGCAGGAAATTCTTTAACATTTCAAATTGATAGTCCATCTAAAGATATTGTTGATAAAATGAAAGATTTTTTTACATCAAAAAATATTAACTGCAATGTATGCAGTACAAAAAAAGCAAACATTGACCTTTATAGACTATATGCTTATGGAGACAATGCAAGAAAAATATTTGATATAATTTATAAAGACAAAGATAATCTCTTCCTAGATAGGAAATATGAAAAGTATTTATTGTTAAAATAATGATATAAAACTCCAAGAGGGTGTGGTTCTCATGGTTTGAGAATAAAAGTTACTCTGAACTTACAAGAATAAAAATTGTAAGAAATACGGATAAAGAGCCGTATGATAACAAATTGGGTGGCTATTCACAGTTAAAGCAAGAACTTGGTAATCAACTTAACAAACTTGCCCTTAGTGGCTATCTTGTAATTCTTATTTGCCATGAAGAAACAAACGATAAGTATGTTGACCCTGTGAGCGGCGAAGAATATGCTTATACATACCCTAAGAATACAATGTCTAAAGTAGGAAGTATTCTTAAAGATATTCCCGATTTCTGCATTTACCTTGAGAATCGAGGAACTGACGAAGATGGTAACGTAGTTCTTTCAAATGGTATTACATCACACAGGAAAAATGTATTTGCACGTTCACGCTTTACACAATGCGCAACAACCATTGAACCGTTTACGGCAGAAAATCTTATTAATACTGTTCGCGAAGCTTGTATAGCAGAAGCCAAAGAACTTGGCGTAGAATGTATTGATTCATTTGATTTTGAAGCCGTTCTTCATGAAGACGATAACAAAGAAGAAGAGAAGCAACTTACTCATGGCGAACTTGTAAAGAGGGTTAATGAGATTGGAAAGATTCTCTATAAGGATTATCAAAACGATGTAACAGCTATTATCGAGCGTTATCTTGGCGAGGGTGCTAAAGTATCTAAGACTACGGAAGCACAGAATGACAAGTTACAGTTTATCGTTAATGACCTTACCGATTTTGCAGAGAAACTTGGAATTGACGTGGACTAAATATAAAATTTTAAACTATACATCGGTAAATTTTAACATTTTGCCGATGTATAGAAGAAAAGAGGAAACAAATGGAATTACATATTAGCTCGGATGATGCTACTTTTATCACAAATATATTTGATTATGCCGATGATTCGTTAGATTCACTTGATGGATATGCTAGTGTATGCGGATATGATTCTAATATGGAAATGCAACACAGAGTAATCATCAATAGAAGTGATATAGGCAGTCAATTCCCTAAGAGAATGACGTTCGGTCAGATGCTTGATATGATGCGGCAAGCGGGTTCGACAAAGGTTTACTTCCAAAGAGAAGATTGGAGAGGCACACATCGTTGTATCGCTCTTAATAACTCCAATGTAAAATCGCTTTATATTGATGAATATTATGAAGAAACAAGAGTTGACAAGAGTTCAAAGCCTATTGGAGTAAGAAAAAACGGAGTTCCTTTTGATAAGCGTCCTTATATTCCAAGCTACGAAGATATGTTTACCCACAGTTGGATTGTATATGTTAGTCAAGGTGCTACAGTGATATACAAGGATGGCGGTGACAATGAGAAAAAGAGTTTCGATTTTAGTTCCCTTTGAGGTAATGAGGGATAATATTAAATTTAAAGAGCGTTGGGTAAGGTCGGATTGGAAAGATAAAAATCGATATGTTACTTTAGCAGATGAGAGATACTGTACACCGTGTTTACTCATGGTATTTACAGAACGAGATGACTATGTGATTTTTAAACCCACATATAATGATTATAAGTACAGGTGGAAGAGAATAGATGGCGGCAACTAAAAAGAGAACATCTCGTGTTAATACACTGTCTGAAAAAGAGAAAATAGAATATCGTAAGCTAACTGACTATATCCAAGATTTATACCTAGAATTAGGTTCAGAGCCACCTTGGGCGTTGTTTATGACTCAGATAAAGGACTTAAAGAAGAATTATAATCTCACATATACAGATATCCTCCATATATTGCAATATATGACTCAAATTGAGGATATTGATATACGAGATAGAGATACGCTAGGTCTGATACCATATTTTATAAATAAGACACAGCAGTATATAGAGGACTATAAGGAAAGCAGAAAAGCGTTTAAGGACTTTAAATTTGAGGAGAATACAATTTCAATAACTCCTAAGATGACAAATAAAAGATACAAGAAAATCAATGAGGATTTTTCGTGAGGTAAAATATGTTAATAGTTATTACACAGAATAAAGCGTTGGTTAATATAAGTAATTTTGAAAGTATATCTGTACAGCAGGACGAAGACGATAACACAGCTCTTGTGTGCGATGGATTTGTGCTCGGCTATTATTCACAGGACGAAGCTGTATATGCTTTACAGTGGATTGCTCAGACCATAGCAGATAGTAAAGAGGTTAATACTTGCATTGTAATGCCGCAAGAGATTAGTTTAGAAGAGGATAACGCAGATGCAAAGGATGATTGAAGCAACTCTAATTAACGAATTGCTAAAGAAATACCAAGAGAGACTTGAGGAATGTCAAAATAAATGGGAAGAAGATTATATAAAGATTAGACAAGGGTCGGAAGACCAAGGCTTGATAGATGATATTAGAAAAGTTGTATAGTAATATAAATACAACATTATAGTATCCGTTTCAAGAAATTGGAATGAAAAATTGACCCATTGAACTGCTGAAAACCCATAAAGCTAATCAAACCACAACGTGATACTTTAAATGGTATGAGCGTGAAGGTGGCGAAAGCAGAAAAAATTGATTAGATGGCGCAAGGTTAAATCCTAAACGTTTAAACAATTGGAAATCAGCAACTAAGCCCGAAAGGGAAAGCTCAACGACTATCTCCGTTAAGGAGAGTAGGTAGTAAGCGATTGGCTACCGAAGTGGTGGGTATCTTAACACATAATGGTGAAGATAATGATATAGTCTACGCACATATGAAAGTATGTGGTGCATTAAGCACAGGAATGGTGTAGCGACCATAAATAACCTAATTTCTAAATATTACACTTGACATTTTAAAACAATAATGTTAAAATGTATTAAATAAAATAATATTTAGAAAGGAGGTGTAACGATGACAAAAGGTTATAAAGTTCGATTATACCCTACAAAAGAACAAGAAAAATTACTTTGGAAACATATTCATACTTGCAGATTTATATGGAATTATATGTTAGCATATCAAAATGAAAACTATGCTAATGGCGGTAAATATATATCTGAATTTGGTATGAATAGACTAATAACTCCATTAAGAAAACAAGATGAACATTCTTGGCTTAATGAAGTCAGTTTTACTTCATTACAAGTTGTATGTAGAGATTTAAACAAAACTTTTCAATTGTTTTTTAAAAAGCAATCAAAATATCCCAAGTTTAAATCAAAACATAGATGTAAGCATTCTTACCCTGTGTGTACTCCTAGATTTAGAATTATATCTAATGAATTGGTACAAATTCAAAAAATAGGAAAAGTAAAATGCAAGAATATAAGTATTTCACAAGGTAAAATAAGTAATTTGAGAATTTCTTTTGTGAACAACAAATGGATTTTGTCTTTTGGAGTTGAGTGTGAAAACCAAACATTTAACGAATTAACTGATAAATCTATGGGTATTGACTTAGGCATAAAGGAACTTGCTGTTGTATCTTTTGGTGAAGAAAAATTAGTTTTTCATAATATCAACAAATCTAAAAGAGTTAAAACGCTTGAACATAAATTAAAACATATTCAACGTGTTATTGCTAGAAAATATAGGACAAATGGTAATTATGAGAAAACTAAACAGATTCAAAAATATGAAAAGATACAAAAAGAACTTTATTACAAAATATCAAATATCAGACAAAATTACATACATCAAACAACGCATACGCTAATTTCTTATCGACCCAATAGAGTCATCATGGAAGATTTAAACGTAGTTGAAATGATGAAAAATAAACATTTATCTAAAGTAATTGGTGAACAAAAATTTTACGAATTTACTCGACAAATGAAATGCAAGTGTGAGTGGAATGAAATAGAATTTGTCAAAGCAGATAGATTTTATCCATCATCAAAGAAATGTTCGTGTTGTGGTAAAATAAAGAAAAATTTAAAATTGTCTGATAGAATTTATAGATGTGATTGTGGTTTATCTATTGATAGAGATTACAATGCGGCTATAAATTTAATGAAGTATGTAGGCTAATTAGAGAGTTTACAGCTTTGAGAAATCGTTACATCTCAGAATGTTGTGGAGTGTACAAGAACTTGTGAGTAGATTTAATCGAAAGCATACACTATGAAGCAATGAATAAAGTTTAGGTTATTCCTAAATGTAACGGGAACTTGGTGAACATTCAGATAGGAACGTATGAGTGCATCGTAAAAGACTTAAAGGAGCTTGTTAAATGAAATTTGCAGATGAATTAAGAAGATTAAGCAGACGTAATCAGATGACCATATTTTACGAAGTGCTTATGGGTGACTTGAAGAAAGAAGCATTTGAAGGTGGTAATCATAAGATTATTACACTTAGTTCAGAATATTATAACACAATATGCAGTAAGCTATTAAGAGACGGCTTTGAAGTCATTATTAACAATTATAATCCCGATAATATATCTCATATGACATATATCGTATGGGATAAGGATAAATTCAATGAGACTTTAAAAGAAGCAGAAGACATTGACCAAAAGTCATTTCACTATGGTTTAATTTGATGCGAAGATTAAGGTGAAAGCAATTTCACCTTTTTCTTGACATTAAATTCTAAATAGTGTATAATGATTTTAGAATTAGAAAAAGGAAGGTATTTTATGACATTAAAACAGGCACTAGAGGTTACTTTGTTCAAGAATCACAAGGTTTATATTGAGAAAAATGGTAAAAGTTATAAGCTCGAAGAGTTTAAAGACCTTGAAAACTTCAACCTTGATGATGATATTACTATTCTTAACAGAGGGTTTATTTCAACGACTATTAAACTATAAGGAGGTTATATGGCAGATTATATGAAACTTGTTCAGCTTGCTACTCAGCTCGATAAAGCGTATGGTACTAGTGGGTATGAATCTTTATTAAGCTCGATAAAAGCAAAAGGATATAGAGTGTTACGTAATTCACAAGGTAAGCATAAACTAGAATCTAACCCTATTTTCGATTTCTTTGATGAGAATGTATGGGGTAAAAGTAGTGGAATGACGTGGGGTGAGTAAATGAGCGAACAATTATATTCAATAAACGCAACAAACTTTCTTTTAAGTTCGTTGCTTAATAATACGGATTTATTATATAATAGTGCATATCCTTTGTCTAAAGATGATTTTAAGCCTAATTTAGCACATAGAATCATTTATATCAGTATTACACAGCTTGCAGATAAAGGTTGTTTGTCTGTGGGTTCTAAAGAGCTTGTGACATATCTTGAGGGTGGTTACGAGGAACAACTTAACGCCCTTAAGGAAGATATATCTGATGGAAATGTAATTGGATATATTGATACGCTCAAAGAGCTTGATAATGACAAGAGCTATGAATATTGGTATAATGAAGTCCGTAAGAGAAGTTTGTTAAGAAAATATCGTGATAAGGGATTTGATATTACAGATTTTTGGGATGAAGATAAGTCAGAAGAAAAGAATATTACTAAGTTAAATAGCGTATCGATTAAAGACATTGTGCAACATTTCGATACATTTCAAACAGCCATCAGACAAGATTTTGTTGTCGAAGAAAACGTAAGACGTATACAAGCGGGTGAAAATTACGAGGAAATTAAAGAAGCCTTTAAGAATACACCTTATTTTGGTGCTTGTATGAAAAGTCCGTATCAGACAACGTTATTTAGGGGTTGGGTAAAAGGACAGCTCCTTGTCAATAGTGGCGCGAGTGGAACGGGCAAAAGCATAGGTGCTGTAGGGGAATTATGCAACGTATGCGCCACACAGTTGTGGGATGAAATAGGTAAATGTTATCGCCCTAACCCAAATCGTCAAGGTAGCGGATTATATATTAATACAGAGATGGATTTAGAGCTTGAGCTTACTCCGTGTTTTCTTGCTTATATATCAAATGTTCCTAGACATAAAATTATGGATGGCAGATATGATAGTAAAAAAGAAGAAGCAAGAGTGGATGAAGCCATTAAAATACTTAGAGATAGTCAAATTTTCCTTGTAGATGACCCAAATTTTACACTAAGGTCTATTGAAGACAATATCAAATACTATAAAGAACAATATAATATTCAACATATGGTCTTTGATTATATTCAAGATAATGGTTGCGTGGGTCGTGAAATGCATAAGACGCATGATGTTATTGCGAGAGATACTATTATTCTTAATATAGCTAGTAATCTTAAAGTATGGGCTAGACAATACAACGTCGGTATATACTCTATGACACAGCTTAATGGTAATGAAAAGACGGTTGAAATAATTGACGAAGCATGTTTAGCAGGAGGTCGTGCTATAAAGAATAAACTTGACGCAGGTTGTATTTCATTATATCCACGCAAAAAGGAACAGAAATTTACTGAAGGACTGTTACAACATTGGCTTTCAGAGAATAATCGTGGCAATTTTAAAGAAGATTTTAAACCTAATATCGTATTACACAATTATAAAGTAAGATTCAGCAAATACGGTATCGGTATTAAAATCTATCAATATCTCGATAAATCAACAGGACGATGTATCGACTTATATTGTACAGACATGTATGATAATCCAATTAATATTGATAAAACTGTAATCGAGGGTTGACAAAATAACTCTTCTATGATAAGATGTATTCATAGGAGAGTTATTCTAATAATATGGATGCACAATTACTTAAATCAAAACTAACTGAAAAAGACATAGTAAAAATCGTTAATAAACTTGGTGGAGAATTGAGGTCAGAGAACGCTAATGAAATGATATTCGATTCTATCACTTATGATATTAACGCAAGCGGTCACAAGCCTAAGTTATATTGTTATAAGAGCAATTTTACGTTTGTAGAGTTTCACTTATCAATGGAGACATTTGATATATTTGAGCTGATTAAAGAACGTAAAAGACTACTAGGCGAAAGATATACGTTTATTGATTGTATGAAATTTGTTTGCAACTGTGTTGGAATTGACTTTAGAGCTGACACAATCGTAAACAGTAATACAAACTTTATAAACTCCAATCTTAAACGCTTTATGAATAACTCTAGTAACGATAGCTTGACGGTATACGACGATGAGATACTTAATAAATTCGAACATTGGTATCATCAGTCGTGGTTAGATGACCATATCTCAATAGAGACTATGGACAAATATGGGATTCTGTATTATGATTATGGCAATCAGATAATTATACCCTGTCATAATCAATATAATCAGCTAATAGGTATAAGAGCTAGAAACCTAGACCCCGAAGCAGGAGCTAAATATATCCCATATAAAGATATGAATGGTACATGGTATAAGTTCAACGTAGGTTCAACATTCTATGGACTTAATCATACAATAAGCAATATCGCAAGAATTAAAAAGGTTATAATTTGCGAATCAGAAAAAGCTGTACTACAAGGCGATACATACTTTGGAGATAATAATATTATAGTCGGCATGTACGGCTCAGCAATGACTAAGACAAAGCGTAATATATTGTTAGGATTAGGAATAGAAGAAGTGATTATAGCGATTGATTTTGACTATGAAAAAGAAGCATATCATGACGAAGAAGCCTACGAAGAGCTTACACCTTGGGAAATATATGAAAAGAAAGTATATAAGATAGCGGATATGTTTAAAGGATGGTGCAACGTGTCGGTTATTGTTGACTATCATCCCGAATATGATGGAGCTTGCGTAACAGATTATAGTAAAGAAAAGTTTTTGGAACTATATAAAAATAGATTATCAATTTATGGAAAGGGAAACGAATATGAAATGTAGAGATTGTAACAATTGTAGTCAGAGAGGTAGTTATCAGTATTTCTTTTGTGATGTTGATAACGAGGTTATTAGTGCGGATGATTATTATAGCGGCACTAGATTGAATTGTCCTATGTCAAATAGGCTTGATGAGGATGATTTTACAGATGATTTTATGACTTGGATGATTGCGAGAAAATAAGATGAAGATTAAGACACTATTTGACAAAGATGAGACAGTAAGTTTTGAAGCATATTTAAATAAACGTGGGATTGATAATGTCAATAAATATCTCAAGCCACCTACAAGCGTATTGGATGATTGTTATATTTATGATAATATGAGAGAAGCGGTAGCAGAAGTTAAATATCACTTGTTAAATAACCATAAGTTTTGTATTGTGAAGGACAGCGATGGGGACGGCGAGACTTCGGCTTATATTATGTATAAGTATATTAGATTACAAAATCCTAAATGCAAAGTTAAGGTGATTATTCAAGACGGTAAAAAGAGAGGTCTCGATTCTGATTTTATTAGACAGCAAATAATTGATTGTAAACCCGATTGTTTAATACTTCCCGATAGTGGAACTAATTCAGCACCATATACACAAGAATTATTTGATAACGGTATATCTCTCGTCGTCCTTGACCATCATACCCCGACAGATGAAGTATGTAAAGATTGGGGTATTGTAGTAAATAATCAAATGAATCATCTTGAGTGTAATACAGAATTAAGCGGGTGCGGAGTTACGTTTAAATTTCTACAGGCTCTTGATAAGGAGTTCGGAACAAAATATTCTAATCGTTTTATTGACCTTGTAGGTTTATCAATCATATCTGATAGTATGGATGTGAAAACATATGAAAACAGATGGTTTGTAAGGTACATACTTGACAATAAAGAACATATCCAAAACCCATTCATGTATGAACTATTTGATGGTTTGGGTGACACCTATAGCCAAAGAGATATAAGTTTTAAAGTCGTTCCTCTTATTAATTCAGTGATTAGATGTGCAACCATAGAGCATAAACAACAGTTATTTTTAGCGTTTGATAATAAAAACGTTGATGAGACGGTTAAAATGTGTCGCCATTATCACCAATTACAAAGGGAGATAGTAGCTGACTTTGTTGAACGTCATCAAAAAGAGATTGATAAACAAATCGATAGTAATATTACAATTATCAACGCGAAAGATGTTCCTCAGAATTTTAGCGGTCTTATAGCAGGTAAGATAAGCGGGCTTACAAATAAACCTTGTATAGTTGGTAAAACAATTAATGGAGAGCTTTGTGGTTCATTTAGAGGCGATATTAACGTTAATGTTATGGGTAAATTGCCACACGTCACTATGGCACAAGGGCATGAGACAGGAGCTTACGGAATTAAAATAGATATATCCAAATCGCAAAATTTGGACGATTTTAGAGCTGAAATTGATAAGATGGATATTTCTACCGAGAGAGAAGTAATAGCGTCTTATTCGGCTAATAAATTGCAAATGGGGCTATTTGATGAATTTGTAGGACACGATGACCTTTGGGGACAAGGACTTGACAATCCAACATTTCATGTGTATAATATAAAAATAAATAGCAAAGATGTGAACGTCATTGGTAAGAACAAAAATACAATCAAATTGGACATGGGTAAATATGTGATAATGTTCTTTAATCTTACAGAAGAAAAGAAAGAAATGTTCCATCTTGACGAAAAGGTAGATTTGAATATATCCGTAGTGGGGACACTTAATATTAACGAATACTACGGTAGGAGAACGAATCAGATTATCGCTGATGATTTTGAGATAAATGTAGTCGAAAACAGTTTCGAAGATTTAATGTGAGGTACATATGAAAATGAAATTAGAAAAGAAAAGTTTGTCGGTTATTGATATCTTGTTAGTAGCATTTATTATTCTAAAACTAATAGGTATAATCAATTGGTCATGGGTTTTGGTACTAATACCACTTTGGATTAAACTAGTGGGTGTAGGTATTATATATCTTTGTTTTTGGATTAAATTTGGGAGGTATTTAAAATGAAGCATTATATTGTAACATTTGAAGGTAGACTTTGGTTGAGCTATGCACATAATCCTAAAGAGGCTATTAATCAAGTAATAGCACAGGGGGTTGAAGGTAAGTGGAGTGATTTTAAGGCTCAGAGTGTAGGAAGTATTTCTAACACAATTGGTAGATGTGTTGAATTTAAGATGGTGGACGCATGAAAAAGAAATATGACATAATAGACATGCATGGTGAATATCTCACTTTATACAATAACATTGAAAGGCTAAAAGAACAGATTGATGACGCTGAGAATGACCCTAATGAGAACCCTACAGGGCAAAAGATATATCTTATGTATTCACAGCTAAATGTTATGGAACAATATAAAGTTATACTGATAGAGAGAATGAAGCTAGAGATAGAAGAATAAAATTTTTAAAAGAGAGCTTGACAAAAGCTCTTTTTTTTGATAGAATGGTTTTAGAAAATATATAAGGAGTAAGTGTATGAAAATTTTTAATCCATATGACAAAAGAAATTTAATTAAAAAGATATTAGGATATTGCGATTGCCCTTATCATCGTAGAAATTGGTTTGTTTATCCTAAAGTAATACGTTGCAATACAATGTGCGAAAATGAAGTGGATAATTGGGTCGTGTGTTGTGAAGAATTTTATGAAAATGAAATCGCACCTCAGATTGAAGAGATGTGGCATGAATATTATAGCAGTAGATTATAAGGAGTAAATATGAACCTAAATACTATCACACAAGAACTTAATAAAAAGATAAAACTTATGAGTGAAGAAGATTTAAAGAAATATATTGAAAAAATGTATAGAGTTTGGGAAAATAATCATAATAAAAAGGTGGATAGATAAATGAATAAATATATCAATTATCATAAGCACGACCATGTATCAAATATATTTACACCCGATGTAAATGTTAAACCTATTGATTATGTCAATAGGATTCTTGAACTTGGTTATGATACATATTTTACCATTAATCACGGAAGTGGTGGAAATATATTCGATTCAAGAGAGGTTTGTGATGAAAATAATATAAACTGCAAGTTTGGTATTGAAGGGTATATAGTCCCTAACGCTCTTGAAAAAGATGCTAGAAATTATCATATTATCCTTATCCCTAAAACAAATATAGCTAGAAAAAAACTTAATCTTGCTAGTAGTCACGCTAATGAAGAGGGATATTATTATAAGCCTAGC